GAAGAAAAAGATCTTGAAGATGAAATATCTATGATTGATGCGGAGGAAAGTGATAATAATGATAGAATAAGTGAATTGGAATCTGAAGTGGAAGAACTTGAAGATGAGTTAAGAGAATTAGAAGAAGATGAGGAGCTTGAAAGACAAGAAGAAATCAAGGATGAATTATTAACTCTTAATTCTCAAATACGGGAATTAGAAGGTATTGATTATGACGGTAAAAAGGAAGATATTATAAGTGTTGCGAGAGAAGAAATAAGAGAAGAATATTATGATAGTATGTATAGTGAATTAGAAGACCCAGTTGAATACTTTGTAGATACCCATGGTTTTTATACACTTGAAGAGTTAATTAAAAATGGACCTATTTACATTGACAATCAAAAATTGATTAAAGATATCGTTAGTGAAGATGGTAGAGGATCACTTTTATCTGGTTATGATGGCGAAGAGAATGAACAAGATTATGACAATGAAACGTATTATATTTATAGAGTAAACTAATGAAAGATTTAAAATATATTATAAGGGAACAATTAGAGGGTAAGATTTGTGAGGTAGTCACTAAATATTTAAAATCAGTATGTCATTATGAAAATATAAACGGACAACCCACATTTTTTTTAGAGAATTCTGATGAAGATGGCTATTTTAATATGAGATATCCAATTAATACGAAAGATGATTATTGGGATTTTTTTTATGATGTAGAAGATTTTATTATTGAAAAATTTGATTTTGATAGTGAAGAAGTAACGGATTGTATTGAAATTTTTATTGATAATAAAATTGGTGATGAGATGATGGGAAAGATTATGTTGGACGAAGCTGAAGGTGAAACCGGTGGTGATACTGGTGATACTGGTGATACTGGTGGTAGTGGTGGAGGTGGTTCTACAACTGATACTGGTGATTCTGGTTCTAATGGTGATGAGAAGACATCGGCCAAAGGTAAAGAATGGGAATCTGGTTTAACTAGAGGTCCAAGTAACCCTATTACTTATGACACGGTATGGGCTGGTCAAAGAGGTTGGGAAGGTATTAAATCATATTCAAAACAAAGAGGTAAAGCTAATCCAATATGGTAATGAGAAATTTAATTAAAAGAATACTAAAAGAGGGTACAGAACCCCAATTAGATAAAATAATAACTATACTACTTAAAAAATACCCTAATCCAATGGAAGACCTTATGGGTGGTATTAAATACTTAAAAGAAATAGGGTTTGATAATGAAGAGGTTAGTAAAGTATTTAGATATTACCTTAAAGGTATGTTCGCCAACCACCCAACATTGAATATCTACTACCAAGTATTTGATTCTATATTTAGAATAGATGATCTTAAATCTGAATTTGAAGTTGTATATGATGATGATGAATATGGTGATGAGATTGAAACGGAAGATCAAAACCATATGATATTTAATCTTTGGGATGTTAATGATGAATATGGTGATCCTACCCAAGTAATGAATTGGTATGATGTTGGTTATTGGGACGATTATGGTCAGGGTCGTATTATGAATACAACCAAAGCTCCCTACTTAGATATTGATAACGATTATTTAGATATATTAAAGACTTTATTTGGTGTTAAATGGAAAGGACCTTTTAAGAAATGGTTTGAAGATAGATTTGATTTAAAAGTTAAAACAATAGGATAAATGAAACAATTAATTAAAAGAATATTAAGAGAACAAATAGTTAAAAATGAGGATGGTATTTGTGATATTTTAACTTGTAATAAACTTACAGAAGTTTTATCTAAAATAGATCATAGTAAATTAACACCAAAACAGAGTGTAAATTTAAAGGGTATTATTGGGAGATATAATAGAGATGTTAAAAACAACTTAAAAGATGTTCCTACTAGTGGTGGTTTAAAGGGTATGACTGGGGATTCAGAGAAAGACTTCTGTGATATGGCTTTATCAGAAATACAGACATTAATATGTAAACCAACTCAAGAGTAACTACTCAGCGTCTGGTAAATCATTTAATGTGTAATTTTCATAAATAAATTTCTTTATGATAGAATCATCTTCGTGATCATCTTTCCAGGTATCAAAATTGAAACCATTATAAGAAGGGCTAAAGTCATCGTCATAAAGTTCTGATCCCCAAGTTTCAGAAATGTACCCTCTATTACTGTCAAGTGATTCAACCCATTCAACGTAACTACCACTTTCAATTATTCTGATAGTACTCTTACTATCCGCTTTAAGTCTGAATTCAACTCTTATATAACCAGAGTTATCTGATTCATAAGACTCTATTGAACTAATTTTATATTCTCTAGCCATATCTAATTTTTACTATAATTATCTCATATTTTTAAAAATGTGAGAAATAACATCAACCGTCCATCCATTACCAATCATTTTTCTAATTTTATTTTTTGACAATCCAATGTTACTATAATTTACCGGTAATGTTTGTAATCTTTCCAATTCATTAATAGTGTAACTTCTAAAATTTAATTCAGAATCCACTACATAATCCAGTGTAGATTCTCCGGTTAAAAGACAATTAGATTTTTTAGTTTTTAATGGTAAATACTCTTTATGTTCTTTAGTCCTTGGTGTACTATCAATACCATGTAATTGTCTTATTCTTTTCCTTTCTGATCTACCAAGTTCCGTTCTGGTCTCATAAATAGTGTAAGGTATTTCAACTCTATTATTTAATCTAATAGTCTTACCATTTTTGGCGGTCAACTGATATTCACCATCACTATCAAACTCAATTTTAACACCCCCAACATTTTTATCTAAAATATCTTTTAATTCAATCCCCATATCCATTGGTTGTTCAATACCTGGTATGTTAGTCCAATACAATCTCCGTCTATGTTGACTAGACACCAAATGAGAATTGATCAAGATGGGTTCAACACCAAGGTATTCTGTAATAACATTCTCAGATGTTTTTTTCATCCTAACATTTTCAAGTAAAAAGTATTTAGGGTTTAATTCATTTTTTAATCTAACAAATTCAAAAAATAATTTACTCCTTGGATCTTCAAAGTTCAATTGTTTACCAGCGAAACTGAAGCCTTGACATGGACTACCACCTATTAATAAATCTATCTTTGGTAAAGTATCACTAACTAATTTAGTGACATCACCAACCTGGATTGTATTGGGATAATTGTGTTGTGTAACCTTAATGGCGTCTTTATCAACCTCTGAAGCGTAATAATTCTCATATTCGATACCTACCCTATTGAGAGCGATTTGACCACAGGACATTCCATCAAACAGACTTAAAACATTCATTTTCTATTTTTTTATAAAGTTCATCAATAGTACCATCATTCGTAAATAACACATCCGGAGTTATTTTTTCCATTTCCGTTTCCGAGGGGTGTAAATCTAAAGATGTTAAAGATGGTCTAACCACTTTCCATACGACACCACCCAACGTTTTAATGATATCAACCTCATGTTGAAATCTAACATCCGGTATTACAACAGATAAATTAGGATTTTTCTTAATTTCCTCATTGTACCAAATCTTAAATCTATGAACCCATATGTGTCTACCAATGTGGGATAAATTAACCGTGTGTTTATGGATATCATATTGTAACATTTCTGTTCCCATTATTTGTAAAACTTCTCTGGCTGAGATTCCCCAATTAGGATCAATGGTTTCTTTATCATCACCCCATAATTGTTCATCTGTAAAACAAAAGATTTCCTTGGCCGCTTTCTTTAAGGGATCAGCGAATGAGTAACGAATAAATCCGTGTGAATTAATTAATAAATTGGCTGACGTATCTTTCCCTGATCGTTTTAACCCTAAAATACCTACTATTGACATAACATTAATTTTTTATCAAAGATACTAAATTAATATGATATAATCAAATAATTTATTTTTTTAGGTTAGATTCTTTTAAAATAGTATGTAATATTTTTTTAAAACTTTCAACTTGTCTATCTAAAGGTAAAGAATTTAACCATGTACCTAAATCAGTAGCCTTAATGGTTCTTTTCATAGTTTCATCACCCCATTTAGATGGTTGAGTACCTTTGGGATATTGAACTATAATCTCAAGTTCATTTTTTTCTGGTGATATTTTGTTAATAACTATTTCAATACCAGACTCAGAAGTTTTTCTAAAAGCGTCACCCTCTTTTTTAAAACCTAAACGATTAATGATTTCCCAAATCTCTTTAGTGTTTTCAAGTTTAATTTCCCCATCTTCAATTCCATCAATTAAATCATCAATATGTTTTTCAATTTGTCTGTAAGTATCAGCCATCTCTTCTTTATCCGGATAACTTTCATACCAAGCACCTTCAAGACTTATATGGTCACCATTTATTTCAAGATCTTTTAAATCTGATAGTGTAGTAACCATTGGATTAGTAATAACCATTTTTAATAAATCTTTCCATGGGATAAAAATATCAGCACTACCTTTACCTTGAAACTTAACACCTTTTTCATATTCATCAGTCACACCTTTACTCCTAGATCTACCAAGAGCGTAACCATAATCACTTAAGTAATCAGTAAAAATTCTATCAGCTTGTTTTGGAAAGTTTAATTCTAAAAAATCACTAAACTCACCTTCATCAAGACCATCAGTTTTAATACGAGTTGAAATATTAAGATCGCCAACCATATCAGCTAGAATTGATATTTTTTCTCTTACATCTTCAGGAAGACCTCTCTCCATATATTTAAGTTCATCATCGTCAACTTCTTCACTATAACCATAATGACTATTGGCCATATTGTAAAACCATGTATCTTCTTCAGATAACCCACTAAAATATTTTCTCCAATCTTCAGAATCCATATGTAATTTAATACCTTTTGTATCAAACTCAACAAAATTGTTTCTATTATCATAAAAAAATTCACCAGATATTTCTCGTGAATTTAAAATGTCATCCATTTCTCTTTCACTCTCATAATCTTTTTTAATGATTTTTCTAATTAGATTGGCCAATTTACCAATACCTCTATCAACTTTTTCAGTTAACTCATATTGACCATCTTCCCTATAATTATTTAAAAATAATCTATAACTTTTAACTAATTCATCCTCCACATCATCAAAACCATAATCTATTAATTTACCATTAAAAGTATTATAACTGGGAACTGTTTTGAACAGTCTATTAAATAACTTAAGTAATTTAATCTCTTTTTCTGTGAATTTTTTTGAAGCCATACTATAAATATCTTTTTAAACAAAAAAAACAAAAAAAACGAAAAAATAATCATTTATAGTACCTG